CCAGATCGTAGGGATCAAAGTCCTGGGTGATGACGGGCTTCTTGAGGTTGCTCCAGTTGTTGCCCAGGATGTCCTGGGAGTTTTCGCCCCCCCAGTCCAGGCTCTCCTCGCTGTCGGTCACCCGCTTGCCCAGAGGGCTCCAGACGGGGGTGGAGGAAGTGCCGGTGTTCAGATAAGCGATCAGCAGCTCTCTCTTGACGGTCTGGCCGCTGGGCGTGTTGAAAGTCATGTCAGCCACTTAAAAAACCTCCCATGTAAGTGTCAGCGATGCGCCGTAATCGGTACAGTTGTCCTCATAGACGGTGAGCACCGCGGCGTCGCTCGTTCTTGTGATTTTTTCGTTGACGGCGTCCTCCAGCTCTGGCGGCGCCGCCGTCTCGCACCAGGCGCAGATGGCCGTCAGGGTCTCCACGGCCTCCATCTGGTCGTCGTCGCTAGAGGGCAGCACCCGGTAGACGATCCGGAAGCGGTATTCCGCCCGATAGCCGCCGCCGATATAGCGGGCGGCGTAGAAGGCGGCCTGCTCCGTTGAAAAGCACAGGCCGACGTCGTTGACCGGCAGCGCCTCGAAGGTGACGCTCATGCCCTCCGGGATCTCCGGGCAGGTATTCAGCCAGGCTTTCACCGCCCGCCACACGCTCGCGGCGCTGGCGGCGCTCAGAAGCTCACTCACGGGCGATCACCCCCTGCGCCAGCGCGATCCAGCTGCCGATTTTGGCCTTTTTGGCCGCTGCGAACCACTGCGGCCCGCCGCTGGCATGGTGATAGTCCCGCTGGCTCCGGACCTTTTTCACGCCGGAAAAGCTGCGCCAGCCGTTGGGCGTCGGAAAGCCGGCGATCTTGCGCCGGGGATCCACATACACCTTGCCGAAATACTGCCGCCGGGCATAGGGCCGGTCCCAGACGATGGTACTGCCGTAGACCCGACCGGAGCTGCGCAGGCGTCCGGAGGCGGCGGGGATATAGGGGCGGCTGTCCCGCTCCGCCTGCACGGCCACGGCATGCTCCGCCTTGGTGCATTTCCGCGTCAGGACCTCCGGATAGACCTCCGCCCGGAACTTCGTCCGAATGATCACCGCCCCGTCACCTCCAGATATTCCGTCACCGGGCTGCCCCGGTTTTTCAGGCTGACGCTCTGCACCAGATGCACGTCGTCATGCCGTCCGTTGATCGCCTGATAGCTCCCGGCGTCGTCCACGTCCCCCAGGGCGAAAAAGCTCTTGGCGTCGATGGTGTAATAGCCGGCTTTGGCTTCCTCGCTGAGGGAGGCGTAGGCAATAGGCCGGAGATAAGCCACCGGCTCGCCCTCCGCCGTCGCCAGGTGTTCCCGGGGGACGATCAGCACCGTGGAGCCCGCGGAGACAAGCCCCGTGGTCTGCCGGTCCACGCCGTCCTCATGCTGGATATAGCTGCCCTGCAGAAGCACCCGCTTGCCGGCGCTCCAGAGGGTCACAGCCCCGCCCGCGGCGGGCAGGCTGCGCTGCAGCTGCAGCTCCATCCAGTGGCCGCGCTCCCGGATATTCTCCGCGCTGAGGATTTCCCAGCGCTCGCCCCGCAGGTCGATGAGGCAGTCCAGGGCGATGCGGGAGTCATACCGGCAGCGGAGCGTGGCCCGGCGCAGGTGCGCCGTGGGCTGCATGTCCCGCCCGTGGGCCTCGATCCATTGGACATAGAGGGGGAAGCCCAGCGCATCCGAGGTCTCCACAACGGAGAAGCCGTCGGTATAGTTCACGTAGCTGTGAAGCACATGCACCGACGTCCGCAGCTGGCCCGCGTCCAGGTGGATCATCCGCCCTCACCTTCCTCCGAGGCCTCGCTCCCGGTGTCCGATTCGGACACCGCTGCGGCCTGCGCGGCCAGAGCGGCCTTCCGGCAGCGTTTCTGTTCCTGGAGGATGTAGTCCGCCAGGCCTTCCGGGATGGGAGCGCCGCCCCGGTTGTCGTAGTAGTGCAGGGTCAGGGCCTTGGCGCAGAGGGCGTAGCCCTCCGCCGTCGCCAGCTCCTCCGTCACGCCTGCCCCCGCCAGATAGTCCTGCGCCATGGCGAGGTAGGACTCGATGACCGCGTCCTCCTCGCCTTCGGCGTGCATATATTCCTTGACTTCGTCGATGTCCAGCGCCATGGCCTTATGCGCTCACCACAAGGGCGGGCTCAGCCGCCGGGCTGTAGAAGGGCCTGGCGATGGCCACGCAGGAGCAGACCACGCCGCTGCCGGCATCGTGGGTGATCTCCGCGCAGTAAAAGCGCTTCTGATCCCCGGCCACCTTGATGCTGGCGCAGCCGGTAGCCTTGGCGATGGCGTCGTCACCGGCGGTCTTGGTGCCGGTGGCCACCACGGTGGCGTTGGTGCCGGTGTCGTCGTCGGCGGCGTAGATCTTGATGGTCATGGTCTTGCCGCTGGCCAAATTGGCCATGCTCCAGAGGAAAGCGATCTCATCCACGCCGGAGCCGTCCACATAATCGCTTTTGGTAGCGGTGGCGGTGGCGATGCTGGCCGGGGCCTTCACGCACCGGATGTCCAGTTCTTCATGCAGTCTGTTGCTCATGTCGAGTCTCCTTTCTTACGCCCGGGCCGCCAGGGTCACGAAAGCGCTGCGGGTGTTGGAGCTGTTGGCCAGGGTGATGGGGGCGTTCTGCTTGGGCGCGCCGCCGCAGCGGAACACCATCCGGAAGCACTGCTGGTCCGTCAGCCACTGCACGTGGATGCTCCAGCCCATGCGGGCGGTGCCCTTGGTCAGCAGGATGTACTGGCTGGGATCGATCAGCAGGATATCGCCCTTACTGCCGATGGCGGAGCAGTAATCCTCGAAGATCACGGGACGGGTCAGGATCCGCTGATAGTCCAGATCCTGGTAGCCGCCCTCGGGATTCCACAGGAACTTCTCCGCGCTGCCGTCGTTGGACTTGATGCTCAGGCCGGGCAGCTGCTCCTCCAGATCCGGGTGCATGACCCAGACGGAGTTGCGGCGGAAGCGGGCATGGTGGCGGTGCCACATCTTGTTGACGTTGGCGCCCGTCAGAGTGCCGGCGGTCTGGCCGCTCTCCTTGGCCACGGTGATCAGGGCGCTGCCGTTCAGGATGCCCAGAGGCTTGCCCGCGCCGTCGCCGTCGATGACCGCCTTGGTCAGCACGCGGTCGGCCGCCAGGGCGAAGCCCCGCTGGAACAGGCCGCTCATGAAGGGGGCGTCCTCCAGCAGCTCCTCGGTAACGTAGCCGAAGCCCATCATCTTGTCCAGCTCCAGCTTCATCTCCCGGAAGGCGGGCTTGGTGGCGGCCACGGTGGCGCCCTCGGAGGCCCAGTACATCTGGATGCCGCCGAAAACGCTGCTGCTCACGTCGGTCTCGTTGACGCTGAGCCACTTGGCACTGTTGGAGTTGGCGCCCACGGTGTAGCGGTCGATCCGCCGCAGCAGCTCGCTTTCGCTGACGGCGCTCTCCATGATCGCGCCGGCGAAATCCGTCTGCACGGCGAAGCCGCCGTCCGCGCCGGTGCCCTCGTTGCCGCCCAGGACAGCGTCGTTGATCCGGGCCAGGCGGTTGTCCTGCTTCAGGGTGGTGGCCGCGTCGTGGATGGCCTTCAGCTGCTCGCCGAAGTTCCGGAAGGGACGCACCTCATCGGCGGGGTTCTTGTCCGGGGCGGCAGGCTTGCGCTCCGCTTCCAGCCCCGCAGCTTCGGCGCTCAGGGTCGCCTGGCGCTCCACCACGGAGATCTGATTGGAGATCTTCTCCGCTTCATCCTGCTTGGCTGTGACTTCGTCATACTTGCCCTCGTTCATGAGGGCTTCCGCGTCCTTCAGCAGCTGGGCCTTCTGGGCGCGCAGGTCGTTCAGGGTTTTCGCGTAATCCATTGACATATCATCCTTTCTTTTCTTCGTCTCCCCGGCTTCCCATGGGGGAAGCTGTCGCCGCCGGCGACTGACGAGGGAGCCCGCCGCAGCGGTTGATTGATTACATCAGCTCCAGCTGCCTCTGCCGCAGCCGGGCCAGGGTCTTCTGCTTCTCCGCCGCCAGGTGGGCCTGGTAGTCGGCGCGCATTTTGTTGGTGATCCGGGGCATGAGACCGGCGGAGGCCACCATGGTCACGATGGGATCGTCCGCCTCGCCGTCCCAGGGGAGGACCTCATCCAGCAGGCCGTAATCTTCGGCGGCCTGTTTGGAATTGATCCAGATGTCCTTGTCCATCAGCGTCCCCAGGGCGCTGCGCTCCGCGCCGCTGCGCTGGGTGTAGATGTCCAGGATGGCGTCCCGGGCGTTTTTTGCGCTGTCATAGGCGCCCTTCAGCTCCTGATAGTCGCCCTGGGCGCTGAGGCTGGGATTGTGGACGCAGATCAGCGCCCCGGTCTCCGCCTGGCGCACCGTCGCCCCCTGCAGCAGCACCGTGGCGGCGGAGGCCGCATAGCCCTGCACCAGGGCCACGGTCCGGCCGGCATAGCGCCGCAGCATGCTGTAGATCTCCGTGCCCACGGTGAGGTCGCCGCCGGGACTGTTGATCAGCAGGGTGACGTCTCCGCCGTTTGCCTCAGCCAGGGCCCGCCGCACGTCCTCGGGACAGGTGATGTCCTTGTAGCCGTACCACCGCAGGATGTCCGCATAGTCGTTGTCCACAAGCTCGCCCCGGATATTGATTTCAGGCATCAGCTTTCATCTCCTTCCTCGCCCACAGGCGCATAGTTTTTGGAAAACCGATAAGTCTTCCCCAGGCCGTCCGGCAGGGGGCTCATGTCCTCCAGTGCCCGCACTTCGTCCGGATTAAAGACGCTCATGGAGATCATCTTCTCATAGAACTGCGCCCGGCTTTGGCTGTCGCCCCGCAGCAGCGCGTTCAGGTTTTTGTGGAGATACATCCCCGCCGCCCGGTCTTCGTCGCTGAGCAGCTTCCAGGTCCATTCCTGCTCGATCTGCGTCACCGGAGGCGTCAGGGTATTGGTGACGAAATCCAGCTGCTGCTGCTCGTTGCTTTGGTAGCTTTGCTTCCCGGCCTGGAGCATATAGGCGGGGATCCCCGTAAATCGGGAGATCTCATCCACGCTGAAGGCCCGGGCCTCCAGGAGCTGGCTGTCCTTCTGGCTGATGCCCAGGGGGGTGTACTCCATGCCCCGGTCCAGCACCGCCACCCGGAAAGCGTTGTCCAGGCCCCGGCTCATCCGCTCGAAGTCGCCCCGCACCACCTCCCTGACGTCTTCGTCCAGGCTTGTGGCCACCTTCACCACGCCGGAAAGCCGGCTGCCATTGGTGAAGAATTTGCGGTTGTACTTCTGCGCGGCGGCGTCGGTGCCCATGCTCTCCCGGGCCATGTCCAGCATCCCCAGCCCCTGATAGCCGTTGAAGCTCTCAAAGCGGAAGATCAGCAGCTCGCTCTCGCTGAAAGCCCTGGTCAGGCGCTCGCCCCCCGGTGTATCGGGATCCACGCTGAAGAAATACCAGACCGCGCCGTCGTCGGGGTTCACCTGCCGGGTGTAGCCCGCGCTGGGCAGGGGGAAGATTTCCCGCACCCGGCCTGCCCGGTCCCGGCGGATGGCGCCGAAGCCCGTGCCGTGCCAGAATGCCTGGCTGACGATGGCCCGCTCCGCGGTAAACTGTCCCATCTGGGAGTTGTACCGGGTCTTGAGGATCTGGGCGATCTCGTGGTCCGGCTCCAATCGTTCATCCCCCACCCGCTGCCGCACCTGCCAGGGCAGCACCGCGATACTGTTGCAGAAGATGCGGTGGGCGGCGGCCACGGCGGCCAGGCGCATGGAGGTGGTGGGGTTGACGGGGCTCTCCTCGGTCAGGTCCCGGAAGAACTCCTCCGCGTCCTTCAGCGTGGTGTAAATGGTGGAGGGGTCCCGGTTAGCGTGGATGCCGCGTTTCAGAAGCATAGAATCACCTCGAAAAAAGATATAGAGCCCCGGCAGGGAGCATAAGCTCCCGGTCGAGGCTCAGGCACTAAGGCACAGGCACTTGCATATGGAGTTGGAGGGCTCCTCTGTGTCCGATTCGGACACAGAGGAGTCCGGCAGCCTTTGGGAGAGGAATCCCTGGGCGATCCACGCCCGGCGGCGATCCGGCTGCCCTCCGCCGCCTACCGTCAGGAAGGAGGAAACAATGGCTCATGCGCCAACCGTCCCCATGGAATTATCAGATCAGCTGGAAACTGCTCTCTGCGTTCCAGTGATACAGCAGTCCTTCGGCGGTGTAAAGGATCCCGGCCGCCGGTGCGTCGTCGCCGGTCGCTTCGACCCAGCTCCCGGAGGAAGCCTTGTAAATCTTGCCGTCCGTAGTGTTGCCGTATTTTTCCCCGGCCTTCGGGCTGGCGGGGGCCGCAGCGGCCACGGCCCGCAGCGCCACGATGCCCGGTACGGTCATTCTTCCGGCGCTGTCCACGGCGACGGTACCGCCGTTTTTCACGCCGCCCAGGGAGCTGCCCGCCACGGGCAGCGTGTAAACGCTGAAACCGGCAAAACCGGCGGCGATGGCCGCGCGAGCCGGGTCCGGCGGCAGCAGCATGGCGCCGGTGTTGTCCAGCAGGCTGCCGTCGTCCGTCAGGAACAGCGGGCCCTCCCCCGCGGGAAAAACGCCCCGGCCTTCGGAAAGCAGCTGCGCAAGCCTCTCGTTGGTCATATTCATGCTATACACCTCCGTCGTCGATCAGCAGGGCAAAGGCCACCAGGACCGCGCCGGCGGCGATGATCCCGGCGGGCCGGTAGATCTCCCAGGCGCCCCAGCTCACCAGCGCGCCCCCGCCCAGGAAGCACAGGTCGTTCAAAACGCCCCGCAAAAACTTAATGATTTTCTTCATATCATCACCGCATATCCCCGCCGCCGGATGGCTTCATTCAGGTCTGGCTCATCGATGGCCACCAGCATCCGGGCCAGGGCGTTCAGCAGCGCCGCCAGGGGGTCGATGCGCTGGCTGTCGTCCTTGTGCCGCTTCGAGAGCTTGATGTCCCCAAAATTGTTGACGACCTCCACCGCGTTCCCGCAGCACCATAGCAGCAAGGGGCTGTATTCCGCCACCAGCTTTCCCTGGAGGATCAGCTCCCGGAAGCGCTTGGTCGCCTGGTTAAGCCCAGCGCAGGTCTGGGGGATCTCCACCACGCTGTCCTCCCCCCGGGTCTCCCGGATCTTCAAAGCGAGGTCGGTGGCATTGTGGCCGTCGTAGTCGATTTCTTTGATCCGCCAGCCGTGCTCCCGTTCCCCCTCGCAGATCCAGTTGTCCACATAACTGTTGTCCGTCACGTCGCCGGGGGTCAGGGTACAGTAGCCGTCGGGTGCCCAGGCGATATAGGGGATCCGGTCCGTGCGCTCATGCTTTGCCGCGGCGTTTTCCGGGAGGAAGCCGTGGACCTTCACGGCGATCCGCCCGTCCGGGAGATTCCAGCAGGCCCCTGTCCCGCTGAGGTCGATGCGCTTGCCCAGGTCGTAGCCGCACCAGCATTCCCGTCCGTCCGTCAGCTTCGCAAACTCCTCCCGGCTGACGCAGAGGCCCCGCAGGGCTTCCAGCTGCTCCGTAGTGAGGTATTTGTTGGTGTTGGAGGCGTCCGCCTGCCAGAGGCAGCAGCGCCGGGTGAGGAACATCCGGATCTTGTCTGCGTCCCCGCTGCCATAGGCCAGCTCGCACTCCGTCCGGATCTGCTCCCGGAGGATGTCTCCGTAAATGCCCGGGTACCGCAGCACGGGGTTTGCCCGCAGCCAGGCTTCCGGGTCCTGGGGGTCGTCCGTCGGCTCCAGCTCCCGCAGCATGACGAAATATCGGTCTGACCGGAGATCCCCCTGCAGGATCTGGCGGCACAGCAGCTCCTCCTTGTAGCAGGGCTTGTTCGCCGCGTCGTCGCCGGCGGTGGTGATGATGTCCAAAAGCGGCTGCGTCCGCTTGCCCAGACTGTTCAGGCCCAGGTCGTGGATCGTGGCCACCTTATGGGCGTGGTATTCGTCCAGGCAGAAGTAGCTGGGCGCGGCGCCGTCCTTGTTCCCGGTCTCCTTGCTGAGCTTGGTCATCTGTCCGCCCCGGGTCCGATGCTCCACATAGGTCCGGCGGATGTAGAGCCGGCGGGCGATCTCCGGGGAGGCCTCTGCGATCTTCGCGGCGTCGCCCCAGACGCGCCCCGCCTGGTCCTTGTCCACGGCGGCGCAGTAAACCTCCGGCTCCTGTTCATAGACCGCCTTCTCCGGCTGATAGGGCGGATAGAGGGCGTCCGCCGTCATGTGGTAAAGGCATTTCGCGCTGTTCTCGGTGCTTTTGACGTTGCCTCTGGCCCGCTTGTTGTAGGCCTGGGTGAAGCGCCGGACGCCGGTCTCCCGGTGTACCCAGCCGTACAGGCACCCCTGGTCAAAGATCTGCCAGGGCTCCGGCTCTATGGGCTGCCCCGCCATGGGGCCGCGGATCTGGATGCATTTGCGGAAGAATGCCAGGACGCGGTCGGCGCGGGTCTCATCGAACACCCAGGGGAAATCATCCGTCCCCTGCCTTTTGAGGTCGTCCAGGTGCCGCTGACAGGCCAGGATCTCCCAGCGGCAGCACACGCTGCGCAGCTTGCCCTGGGTGACCTGCTTTGCATAAATACTCACCGGATGGTGAAGCCCGGAGCTTGCTCTCATATCAGTCACCGAAAAGCGGGTCCTTCGGCCCCGTGGCGGTGGAGGGATCCGGCGGCAGCCCCAGCTTTGTCCGGCCGCCGGGCGTCAGGCCCAGCTCCTTGTAGTAGCTCAGCGCCGCGCTGGAAAGGTCCATCCAGAGCACAAGCATGGGGTTTCTGGTAGGATTGGAGGCCCCGCCCTTATTGGTGTAGGCCACCACAGGCTGCGAGCCGCTGTCCTTGTACTGCTTCTCCGCGGCGTCCCGCTGCACCAGGATCTCCGCCAGGGCCTGGATCGGCGCGTCAAAATAAGGCTGGTATGTGCCGGCGGCAATGCAGGCGTCGCGGATCTTCTTTGTCCAGCCCTTGACCGTCTTGGGATTTCCCATTACCAGGGCCGCTTCCGCTCACCGGGCGGCGCAGCTGCGGCCTGCCGCGCCTGGGCTTCCCGCCGTTTCCGGCGGCACTCCCGGCACCGGCTGAAGGGCTCCAGCTTCCGCTCCCGCAGCCACCGCAGCTCCGGGGCCTCGATGGTGAAGGCCTCCCCGCAGTCCCGGCACACCACATGCATCCGCACCACGTCGACCTCAGCATCCGCCTTTTTCATAGATCCGTCCTCCGCTCATACCCGGTACACAGGTAAACGTCATGCATCTGGGTACCGGCCCGTTCACACTCGAAGCAGTCGATGCAGTGCCCGCTTTGGCAACCCCTCCAGGCTGAGTTGTCCGTACAGTCCTGGCAGAGACACCGCTGGTTTCCGTATGGGCACTTCCCCTGCTCCGTAATGATTTGCATGATGTCGCTCATGCGCTCACGCTCTTTCCGGCCATGATCGGCCTCAAATTCTCCAGCCGCCGGCGCGATCCGCACCGCCCGGCGCCAGCTTCCACAGAAAACCGTCCATCGCCGCTGCGCAACCGCAGCACTTCCGCCCGGCGCCGCTGCAAAACCGCAGCACTTTCGTCCGCCGCCGCTGCAAAACCGCAGCGCTTTTCCCCGTTTTCCGCGTACCCCCCGCCGAAATTTGCGATTTTTTCTCGCAAACGAG